TGCTCGCGGAGGCCGAGCACATCACGCGGCGCAAATTCATCAACCGCGCCATGCGGGTCAGCTTGCCCGCGTTCCCGGATGCGATCCGCCTGGCTGCACCCACGTTTGCGGTCGCGATCGTGCAATACGTGGATCCGCTTGGCCAGACGCAGACCCTGGACCCGGCCAGCTACTACGTCGACCAGGTGACCAGCCCGGGTTACATCGTGCCGGCGGCGGGCCAGCGCTGGCCGGCAACGCTCGCGCGGCCGAACGCGGTCACGGTTGATTTCACGGCAGGTTACGGCACCACCGACACCACCGTGCCGGCAGAGGCCAAGCAATACATCCTGGCGTGCCTGCAGCTGCAGTTCGACCCGACATCGAAGGTCACCAAGACAGACCTGGTCAAGTTGCTCGACGGATTGCGGGTGTACGGATGACGCAGCTCAACCATCGCGTGCTGCTCGAGCAGCCGCAGGCCGGCGAGGACAGCGTTGGCCAGCCGTCCACTGGCTGGGTGCCACTGGGCAAGCGCTGGGCAGACGTCAAGATGCTGAGTGGCCTTGCCACGATCCGCGCTGGCGCCGAGTCGTCTGTCGTCAAAGCCTCGATCCGGTTCAACTTCGGTGCCACCCTGGCGGCCGGCATGCGCATCACCTACGACGACATCGTCTTCGATATCAAGGCCGTGCTGCCGACCGGCGATCGCCGCTATGTCGACTGCACGTGCGAGGCGGTCAAGTGAGCTTCTTGTCTGTCGACCTGGGCGGCGTCGAAGCCATGATGGAGCAGCTGGGCGACAAAGCTGACGAAGCAGCGCGTCCGGCGTCGCAGGCCGCCATCCAGGTGCTCTACGTCGAGGTGAAGCGCAACGTTGCTGCCATCCCGCAGAAGACCGGCAATCTGGAGCGCAGCATTTACCAGGTCTACTCGCGCAACAACAGCGGGCAGGGCAAGGCGACTTACCAGTGCAGCTGGAACACCAGGAAGGCGCCGCACGGCCACCTGGTGGAGTTTGGCCACATCCAGCGGTACGTGACGTACATGGGTCGTGACGGAAAGTTCTACACGGCCGTGCGCCCGAACATGCGCGGCAAGAAGAAGCCGTCCCGCAAAGCGCCGCAATCCGTCAAGGATGCGTATTACCTGTCCCTGCCGTCACCGAAACAGGTGGCGGCGAAATCGTTCGTCCGGAAGGCGACGTCGAAGTTTTCCGAGGCCGGCGCCGCCGGCGAACAAGTATTGAGGAATTTGATTCGATGACGATGGACGAAAAGCTTACTGCGCTGCTGCGCACGATCTGCCCGCGCACGTACTGCGACTTCGCGCCGACTGACACCCAGCGGCCGTATTGCACGTACCAGGTGACCGGCGGCGGTGTGATGGACTTCCTGGATCCGTCAGTGCCGTCGAAGAAAAACGCCGAGGTGCAGGTTTCGATCTGGTCCGATTCGCGTCTCGAAGCGACTGCGCTGATGGACCAGGTGGAAGCCGCGATGATCACAGCAACGAACATGCAGGCCAGTCCGCTCAGCGCCGCGGCATCCGACTTCGACGCCGATATGAACGTGCGCAGCAGCAGACAAGATTTCACCGTGTGGGCCGATCGCTGATCACCTCACGCTTCAAACCGCCGCCCTGGGAGACCTCGGCGGCTTTTTTTATGCCCGGCCCCCGGGCTTTTACCTGAAAGGCCCCAAAATGGTTTCTCTTCCCAACGGCACCACCTATGCGGTTGCGTCAGCTTACGCTGCAGCGAGCCTTGTTTCTGCAGCAACCAATGCCAGCGAATGCGTTCTCACGATTGCCTCTGGTACGTTCGCCTAAGGAGACCCGGTCGAACTGACCAGCGGCTGGCCACGCGCAAACGGTCGCGTATTTCGCGTCAAAGCAGCATCGGCAAACAGTGTCACCCTGGAAGGCTTCGACACGACGTCGCTGATTACCTTCCCGGCCGGTGGCGGCGCCGGTTCGATCCGGAAAATTTCCACATGGGTGCCGATTCCTTTCATGGCCGCATTCGAAATTTCCGGTGGCGATCCGAAGTTTTCCACGGCTGAATACATCGACGTAGCCGACGAGATCAGCCTGCCGAATGGCTTCTCGGCGACCACGATCACCATGACGATCGCTGATGATCCAACCCTGCCGCACCACGCCGTGCTGAAAAACGCTACCGATACGCAAAAGTGGACTGCCGTTCGCGCCATCTTGCCGACGGGCGCCCCGCTGTTCTACAACGGCATCATGGGTTTCAACGAGACGCCATCCATGTCGAAAGGTGCAGCGATGGCGGTGAAGTGCGGTGTTGCGCTTCAGGGCCGCGTCGTCCGCTACGCGTCGTAACCGTTTGCCTGGTCTGCATTCGCAGGCCTTTTCCGCCGGCGGGTCATTCCCGCCGGTTCTTTTTCCGCACCGAGATAAAACAAAATGGCAAAAATCATTCTGGGCAACCGCCCGAAAACATTCAAGCGCACCGTCAAATTCAACCAGGTGGACGGCACGCCCGGCACGATCGATATCACGTTCAAGTACCGCACGCGCAAAGAGTTCGGCGCATTCGCAGACGAGATCGTCGCCGCGATGAAAGCGGAAGTGGAAGCTGACCTGGACAAAGTGCGTGCGGCGATCGCTGATGGTCAGTCGGTACCCGAGCTGTCCCAAGGCGACATCATCGATCGCGACCTGGCGCGCGATGCGAAATACGTGGCCGGCTGCGTCGAGGGCTGGAACCTTGACGTCGAGCTGTCGGACGACGCGATCGCGCAGCTGGCGGACGAAGTGCCGGCCGCCATCGGCGCCATCTGCCAGATGTATCGCGAAGCCAGCATCGAAGGTCGCCTGGGAAACTAGAAGGCGCCGCCCGCGCGCTGTTCACAGGCGGGCCGTCGGACAGGGACCTGGAAGCATCAGGCCTGACCCGGGCCGACCTTGAAGGCGAAGCCGTCGAGGTGTGGCCGGAAAACTGGGCATCGTTCCAGCTCCTGGCTGACATCCGGACGCAGTGGCGCGGCGCCGGCATGACCGTGATCGGGCTGGACTACAACGTGGTCTTCCACAAGCTCGACCGCCTGAATCTCTCCCCCGCGGACTATGAAGAAGCCGAGAACGACGTGCGCGTGATGGAGCGCGCCGCGCTGCTCGCAATGAAAGAAAGCACATGACCGACAGCCGCCGCGTTACCCTCGAAACCCAGGTCGACACTACCGGCGCGCGTGCCGGCTTCAATGAGATCACGCGCCAGGCCGGCACCATGGCCAACGCCGTGCGCGAGACCAGCCAGCGCGCGCAGGCCGGCGTGTCCGGGATTGGCAGCGGCGCTGGCTCGTCGGCGCAGCAGATCGATGCTGCACAGCGCAACATCGCGCAATCGATCCAGCGCACCGCGGCAGCCATGCAGTCCGGATCGCGCACGAGCAGCGAGTATTACGAATCGCTGGCGCGCCAGCGCGGTGTGGATCCGGCCACGCTAGCGCCATTCCTCGCGCAGCTGCGCCAAGTCGAGACGGCGCAGAAGGCCGCGGCCGCCGCGGCGCTGGCGCAGGCCGAAGCACAGCGCGCTGCAGCGCAGACGCAAGGCAACCAGGCGTCATTCATCGCCGGGCTGGAGCAGGAAGCTCAGGCAATCGGCAAAACGCGCCTGCAGCTGCTGGAGCTGCGCGCGGCACAGCTTGGCGTCACCACCCAGGCGACGCCGCTGATCAACCAGCTGCGCGCGCAGGAAGAGTCTCTGCGCCATGCCGGCACGTCGGCAGGGCAAACTGCCGCGGCACTGCGCGGGCTGCCGGCGCAGATGTCGGATATCGCCGCTGGCATTCAGGGCGGCCAATCGCCGCTCACCATCCTGCTGCAGCAGGGCGGACAGATCAAGGACACGTTTGGCGGCGTTGGCAATGCCATCAAGGGCGTGGGTACCTACGTCAAAGGGCTGGTTAATCCCTACACCATTGCTGCGGCGGCTGTAGCCGTTCTCGGTCTTGCGTACATCCAGGGAGCATCGGAAGCGAAGGCGCACCGCGCAGCGCTGATTGCGTCCGGAAATGCTGCTGGCACGACTGCAGACCAGCTGCAGACAATGGCGGCCAACATCAGCAAGTCCGTGGGCACGCAGGCCAACGCCGCGGCAGCGCTCGACGCATTTGTCGCCACTGGCAAGGTTGGCGCGGATAACCTGCAGCGGTTCAGCGAGATTGCAATCAAGGGTCAGCGCAATCTGGGGCAGAGCGTCGAGGACACGGCCGGCGAGTTTGCCGACCTGGCGCGCAGCCCGCTGCAAACGCTGGAAAAGCTGAACGACAAGTATCACTTCCTGAACGGCTCGATCTACTCGACCGTGAAGACGTTGCAGGACCAGGGCAGGGCCTTCGATGCCGGCAAGGTGGCGCAAGAGGCCTATGCCAATGCATTCGATGGGGTTTCGTCGAAGACCCAGGCCAATCTCGGCTACATGCAAAAGCGCTGGATCGAGCTGGGCGACTTCGCAAAAAGCGCCTGGGACAAGATGCTCAACATCGGGAGGGAGGATACGCTCGACAAGCAGCTTTCCGACGTCCAAGCCCGGCTGGCCCAGAAGCCGAATGCGTACAACCAGTCCCTGCTGGGTCGTGACGACTATCAGACCGCCCGCGCTGCCGACCAGGCTACCGAGGCATCGCTGCAAAAGCAGATCAATCTGCGGGACACGCAGGCCAGGATCTCCGCTGACCAAGCGCGTTTCAATGCCGCCGATCTGGAATGGTCGAAAGATAAATTCCAGTACATGACCCGCCAGCAGCAGCTCGACACCGAGCTGACAGCGACGCAGGAAAAAGGCCTGGCTGCTGGAATCTCGGATATCGAGATCACCGAGCGCATGACCGCGGTCCGGAAGAAGTATTCCGACGTGATCAACCAGGGCATCGATGCCAACATCGAGAAGCTGAAACAACGCGCCGCCATCGAAGACGCGATGACGCAGCGCGCGGTCGGCCGCATCGGGATCAAGCGCGACGCCGGTGACCTGACGGAAGTGCAGGCGATCCGGCAGGCCGCCGACGAGGAAGACAGGGCGTTTGCGCGGCGCCGGGCGAACCTGGTCGCCGAAGGCAATCTGATGAAGTCGAAGCCGTCACCAAACGGCGTCCCTTCTACCGGCAAGGATGGCGAAATCGCAGTGCTGGACATCGAGCGCAGCCGCGCCCGGGAAAAGGCGAACGCTGATGTCGCGAAAAGCCAGCGGGATCTGGCAGCTGATTCCGAGGCGCTGTCGATTGCGGGCCTCGTCAGCGCGGCCAATGAACGCCAGAGCCTGCAGGACTCGGTAAAGCAGCAGCGCGAGTACAACGACGAAATCGGGTTGTCGAGCGATGAGGTGCTGGCCCTACGCATCCGGCGCGAGGAAGCGAACGCCGTGCTGAAAGATGAGGCGGCCACTGCGCTCGAGGCGATCGACCCTGGCAGCCAGTTGGCCCAGATCTACCGGGACCAGGCGCAGGCCATCCGCGATCGGTACATGGAAGAGCGCGAAGGTGCGGCGCGACTGAAAGACCCATGGACCACACTCAGCACGTCCTTGAAACGGTATGGCGAGGAAGCCGACAATACTGGCCAGCTGATCGGTGACACGCTGACGAACGCGTTCAAGGGCGCCGATGATGCATTCGCCGACTTCGTCACCACGGGCAAGCTGAGCTTTTCCAGCCTGGCCACGTCGATCGTTGCTGACCTGGCGCGCATCGCTGCGAAAAAAGCGATTGCTGGATTCGTTGGCAGCGCTCTGGACGCGGCGTCCGGCGACGGCGGCGGCTGGGCCTCGGCATTCAAAGGGTTACTGGACGGTGCTCGAGCGACCGGCGGCCCCGTCACTGGCGGGGCATCGTATCTGGTTGGGGAGCGTGGCCCGGAAATCTTCACGCCCAACAGCACCGGATCCATTACGCCAAACAACATGATTGGCAGCGTTGCCGGCGGGAGTGGCGCTGGCGCCATCACCGTGATCACGAACGTGACAGCAGATGGGGGTGGGCAGTCGTCGACAACGGGCGATATGGCAGCTCAAAGCCGAACGGCCGCGGAGGCGCTAAGCGCAAAGATCAAGGATGTAATTTCTCAAGAGCAGCGGCAGGGCGGCCTGCTGTGGAAGATGGCACAAGGACGAGGATGACAACAATTTTCACATGGGCGCCGGACAGCAAGGCCAACGGCACTGTGACGCTGGCGGTTCGCTCCGCACAGTTCGGTGACGGCTACAAGCAGGTAGTCGCCGATGGCATCAACAACAAGTCCCAGAGCTGGCCGCTGACCTTCACTGGCCTCATTGACCGGGTGACGCCGATCCGGGACTTCCTGGATGCGCGTGGTGGTTTTCAGTCTTTCCTCTGGACTCCACCACTCGGCGCGCAGGGTTATTACCGCTGCGCGACATACACGATGCAGCCGATGGGCGGCAGGCTGTACCAGGTTACGGCAACTTTTGAACAGGCATTCCAACCATGATCACAGCAGATATCCAGGGCCTCGAGCCCGGCGCCCGGGTCGAGTTGTTCGAGCTCGACGCGACCAACATCGCCGGCGGCCAGCTGCTGCGCTTCCACGGGTACCAGCAGGTCGCCACGATCTGGTGGCAGGGCAACGAGTACACGGCCTGGCCGATCCAGGCTGACGGCTTCGCCAAGACCAGCGAGGGGCAGCAGCCGGCGCCGAAGCTCTCCGTGGGCAACGTCGACGGCTCGATCTCGTCCTTGTGCATCCTGATGGACGACCTGGTGGGCGCCAAAGTGGTCCGGCACGTGACGCTGGGCCAGTACCTGGACGCGCGCAACTTCAACGGCGGCAACCCGACCGCCGACCCGGCGCAGGAATTCCCAGCCGATATCTACTTTGTCGAGCAGAAAACCAGCGAGACGAACGAGGTGGTGGAGTTCGAGCTGGCCAGTGCGCTGGACCTGCAGGGCCAGATGCTGCCGCGCCGGCAGATTATCGCCAACCTGTGCTCGTTCACGTACAAGGGCCCGTACTGCAACTACACCGGCGGCGCGATGTTCGACGGGAACGACCAGCCCGTGAGCGACCCGGCGCTGGACGTCTGCAGCAAGCGCTTGACCGGGTGCAAGAATCGCTTCGGCGCCACCCAGGTCCTGAACTTCGGCGGCTACCCGGCCGCCGCGCTGACGCAATGACGCCCGACACCGTCGCCGCGATCGGCGTGCACGCGCAGGAACAGTACCCGCGCGAGTGCTGCGGCCTTGTCGTCATCGTCAAGGGCCGCGAGCGATATGTGCCGTGCAGGAACACTGCGGTCGGTACCGATCACTTCGTGCTGCCGGCGGAAGATTTTGCTACAGCTGAGGACCAGGGCGAGGTTGTCGCGATCGTGCATTCGCATCCGGACGTGCCAGCGGAGCCCAGCCAGTCGGATCTTGTGGCCTGCGAGGCGTCCGGACTGCCGTGGCACATCGTCAGGGTCGACCTGGTCGACGGCGCGCCGCTGGTCGGCCAGCTTTTGACGATCGAGCCGACGGGCTACCAGGCGCCACTGGTCGGGCGCCAGTTCGCGCACGGTGTGCTGGACTGCTATCAGCTGATCGTCGACTGGTACGCCCAGGAGCGCGGCGTCGCGCTCAAGCAGTTTGCGCGAGCAGATAATTGGTGGGATGACGGATCGAGCGACCTGTACACCCAGGGTTTCCCCGAGGCTGGTTTTGTGAAGCTCGCCGAGGGCGCGCCGCTCGAAGTGGGCGACGTCATCCTGATGCAGATCCGCGCGCGCAATGGCGTGCCGAACCACGCTGCGATCTATCTTGGCGACGGAACGATACTGCATCACCTGCACGGCCGCTTGTCGAGTCGTGACCTGTACGGCGGCTGGTATCTCGAATCGACCCGCTG